GAAAATGAAGAAATATTATCCAGATGTGGCTCTGATTGTTATTGCTAGTAAAGAATATTATGCAATCGAGAAATTTAAAGCTATGATTCCGAACTGGGAAGATCCAGAAGGTAAGAAATGACTAGATATTTCAAACATCCCGTAAACAAAGATGGTTGGACTGATTGGTATATTCCTGGAGGACAGGATGAAGTGGCCCCTGAAAAAACTTATAAATTGGCGTGTTGTGATTGTGGTTTGATTCACCAGATTCAATTTCAAATCAAGCCTATTGATGATGGCGGCCATTATATCTTAATGAGGGCCAAGCGTGATAAAAGAGCCACGGCTGCTCGCCGTAGGAAGCAGGTAGCCCCTGATGCCTAAAATTTGTCTCTCCATGATCTGCCGGGATGAGGCCCATTGTATTGGTCGATGTCTTCAATCAGTAATTGATTTGATCGATTGCTACAAGATTGTCGATACTGGATCCCAGGATGATACCATCAACATTATTAGTGAAGTCCTCAAGGATAAACCTGGAATCATCCGTCGAGTCAAGTGGGAGGATGATTTTGCCTATCACCGTAACCAAGCCCTACCGGCTATTGGCGAATTTGATCTCTCTCAGGAGGATTATGTTCTATTTGCTGACGCCGATGACGAAATGGTCATTAGCATCCCATTCTCAAAAGATCAACTGGTCGCAGAGTGCTATGGAATCGCTAATATGGATGGGGAGTTGGCCAATTTCCGACCTCATTTATTCAAATTACGACCCGGGGTCAAATGGACTGGCGTTCGCCACGAGGACATTGAGGGTGCAACATTTGATACATTCTCCTTGCTCCGCTCCGACCAGATTAAATTCCTGGTTCACCACGAGGGAGCCCGATCTAAAAATACCAATAAGGTGGTGGATGATGCTGTTGCGTTATTGAGGGCTAGAGAGGATTTGAAACCTGGGATTTTATACAATAGATATACTTGTCTTATTGCCCAGAGTTTCATGGACGCCGGTATGTTTACCCATGCAATTGAATACTACAGTAAATATATTGATATTGCCAATGATGATCCATATAAAGAATCCCTCTGGATGGGTCGGTTTATGCTGGCGATTTGTTATGAACAGACCGGACAACCCCGAAATGAAATTGTTAATATGTATATGGAAGCAATTGAATATAATCCGGATCGGATCGAACCTTACTTCCTGTTGGCGAAGTATTTGGTTGCTCATAATGGATTAAATTCGGCTAAATCCATTATGGAACGATCGTTGAAGGTTGAACCCAAAATCCATGCCCTGAGATCCATGGCTGGTTGGTACGAACAACGACAGGAATTTTATGACGAAATTTGCGAAAAAGTGGAGGCCAAATGACTAAATTTGTAGGACAGTTATCCAAAGCTGATGTCAATCTATTGAGCCATTATGCCAAGGAATACCCTAGAATTCTGGAGTTTGGAGCCGGTGGCTCGACTATGATCTTTGCCCAGACCACTCCCAAAAAGGTTCTCACGATGGAACCTAACCCAGTTTGGGTAGCTCGGACTTTATCAAATCTGAGTGTCCTAGGCGCAGATTCCAGCAAGTATGAGATCGTTCCTTATAGCCTGAAATCTATTGAGGGTGAATATGATCTGGTCTTTGTAGATGGGACAGCAAACGAACGGTTCCCTTTTGCCTTGGTTGCCTTTAAACATCTTCGGGTTGGGGGTTGGATCTTATTCCATGACACCAGGGAACGAGGGGATCTTCGTAATTTCTTGGAATTGGCCTTTGCCTACCGAGATGAAGTTGGACACATTTTTATGAATGCTGATGGCTCTAATATCTCTGGTATCCAACGCAAACCGTCTGAGCCTGCATATGACTGGTCTGTAACCGAGGGACAACTTCCTTGGCAGACTGGTGCCGAAGTTCCTCCTGCAAATTGGCCTTCCCTTTTGGAGTAGAAATGTTATATCTCGTAAAAAATGTCAATGATCGTAATATGGTATCAGTTGGGTATTTGACTCCAGACCATGATGAAATGGAAAACTATGTCATCAATTTGATGGCCAATGGGGATTTGACTATTCGGGATATTCTGGTTTACACATGCAACGACCAAGGGCATGAAACCAAATATACTTATGGCGTGGGACTTTGGGTTATGGGCCAGAATATGAAACTGATCAGGACTATCCACGTTAATCAAAATCCTAAATATAAGATAGTTCCCGCTCCTTGCTAAAATGATATAGATACCCCATGATAAAGGCGTGGCATATGCTGCGCTTTTATTTTATCTATGGGTGTCAAAATGCTGAAGCCAGATTCCTTGTTCTCGGGTCCGATCCTGGATATGGCTTCTTATGGGCGAGTGGTTGATGCTTTTGCTACTGACAGCAATTATTATTATCATGGGTGGGATTTGAATGGGATTGATCTTTATCCAAACTATCCACTCTGTGTAGAGAGTGATCAGGGTAGTCAGTTGGTTTGGATGATGGGAATGGTCATTGGCAATCGGCCAGGAAAAGCTTTGCTTGTTGGTGTTACTAAAGTCCGAGGGTTCAAAGACAATATCCACTCGGCATTTGAAGTATTGCCGGGTATCCCGGCAACTATGGACGAATCAGCACGACAGATTGTGTTGAAGTCTTTGAGAAAACGTATGCGTTCAGCCATCGTTCTGTTAGCCAAGCGGGCTGACTTGGTATCTTATAACGACCCCAGGGAGTATAGCAATGAATTTCTATCCGCTCTTTCGCACCCCCCATCTGAATGTGCAGCGGAAAGACGGTCGGATTAACGTCCTACTGGGCGATGGCCGATGTTTGTTGCGCGAATCCCTCGTGGAAAATGATACAAGTTTAGATGAACTGACCCAATTTGCTCAAAAAGAGATTCTATTTTTGGCTGTCAGGGACTTGTTTAACATTGTCCCATTGCTGAAACCATTTGATGAGAAGATGGAATACATCCAACTACAAAGGAATGAAACCCGAGATATTCGCCGGATGTCATTCCTACGTGGCCATATTTTATACCTTCCTGTAAATTTAGCCGCTAAGATCGGGGCTCATTACTGGTTCCAGGCTAAGCGTAAATTTAAGAATGACGAAGAAATCTTCTGTGGGAATATGGACAAGATGAGGGTCTATTCCTGCGACTTCATTTGTGGTGAATTGCCGGCTCATTTGCATGATGATGTCTATGCTAATGGCCGTTCTGGTGGTGGGCGCGGGTTTAACCGAGAAGATATATTCACTTTTGCTGTTGATCACGATATTGTGATTTCTTCGATGCCGGTTCATCCTCTAGAGAGAGGGGCTACACTAGTAGAATTGGCTCGGGAAGTTGATAAACCTTCGATGAAAAACAATTTGCCTTCTCCCCCATCCGGGATTGCTGCCAATGGGAATACCTACCCCATCGATGTTGATTCGGTCAGGGCCATGAGGGAGCGAAATGGGGCCACGGTATCTGATAACTCATTTGATTCCATTATGCTTAGACTCAAGTTGGATGCTAGAGAAAAAGTATATTGTATTGGAACGGATGTGGTTAACCGGTTCCAGATGATGAGATATATCCCCTGGGCTATCACTCAGGGTAAGACGCTCCGGGAGTTGTGTAAGGGTGTCAGCGGAACTCCATCCATGTTGGAGATTGCCAATTGGCTCCAATACTATCCCGATTTTCGAAGAGAGTTGGAAGCCGCAGAGGAAATCCAGGCCCATGTTTTCATGGATATGGCCCAGGAATTTATTATGGAACTTGGTAATGAGGAATCAAAAGATCGTATTTCGGTAGCTAGACTCAAAAGTAACTTTATGATTAAGCGGGCGGCTATCCAATCAGAGAAGTTCCGAGAGAAGAAAGTTATCCAGACTGAATCTCTAGACAATAAGAACGAAGTAGAGGTTAAGCGGAAGTTGAAAATGTTGCTTCGGGGAGAGGTTGTATCCGATATTATTGATGTGACTCCAATCTCGGAGCAAACCGATGTCTAAAAACAACAACCCCCGAAAAATCGGGGGCAGCGTTGCAAATCTGGTTGAATTAAGTATTCGGAGAGTTGCTATTCATGGTTTTCACCTGTTCGCGTTCCTTTTCAACACGTTCAAGGTATTTACCCTTAATATTAACCCGATCAAACGGATCTTTCGTGTTGGGTTCAGCCGTGTGGCAGTTAAGGATCTCTCCAGTCTGGCAGTTAACCAAAGTGATGTTCTGGCAAGCGACATGCCCACCCCGATCATCACCCTGGAGATAAGGCGGGTTAAAGCTTCGAGGGAGAAGTCTGCTTCGCATTGGTTAGCCCTTATGGGGAGTCTTGTGGCTCTTGCCGTGATGGCCGTGCTTGTGGGGGTTATGCCGTTCATCATCCCCGTGGAGGAGATGAGGATGATTTTCCTCATCATGGTGGTAGCTATGACCGTCGTGGTATTTATCCAGGCCGATTTTGCTATGCTTCTCTGTCATCTCATGATGCACATGGGCGTAATGGGTGCCCAGATGGCCTTCCTTGGCGTGGGCATCGAGAATCTTCTCGTGGCCTTCCATCGCGTCAATATGTTCGCCCAGCATTTCACCGTGAGGGCCATCGGCGAAAGCCTGGGGCGGGAGAACGACGGCTGCTTCGGCAAGCGTAGAGTGACCGGGAGTCTGGATCGTGCCAGTGCCGATAGTCTGATGATACTTAACTGCAAGGATTTCGGGAACCGATCGCATCGTTCACCGCTTTCTGTTTACATCACCCGGGTATCGGATGGCAGGCAGAATTGCCTAAAAACAGTATGAATCCTATTGGGGAGAAAACAAGTGAGTGACGGAATCAAGAAAAAGATGACCGAAGCAGAGTTGGATGCTCTGGTGGATGGGATGACGTTGGCCCAAGCTTCGGCAGCGGTTGATGCGGTCGAATCTCTTAATAATAAGAAGAAACAGGGGAAACTATATGGGTATTCCCCGCAGGAGCATCAGGTTGCTATTCATGCCGATAAACACAAGATAGTCGATGTGAGGGGCGGAAATCGTTGCCTTGGCGGAGAGCAGCTTATCTATGATCCGATTTTGAAAGTCCATAGGCGAGTTGACTCTATTACTGGAGACTTTCATGTTATGGCTTGGGATGGTCATCAGGAAGTTGTGGCGAAAGCTCATCGACCGTTTCAAAAGGCAAAGGCAGAATTATATCGGATAATGTTTGACGATGGGACCGAAATTGTTGTTTCACCTCATCATTTATTGTGGGGTCCATCAGGATGGCTTGAATGTCGCCTCTATGTCGAGAAACACGAAGTCTTTGCTCCCCATCCGGCGTCCAATTGGGGCAGCGTCCCTTTAGCTCATCGTGAAGATGTTGGGCATTTGACGTATACAATTCAAGGTTCTCAATCCGATTGTCGGTTACATCAGCATTTCTATGATGAACAACCTCATTGGGCTCTAGCATCCGGCCCAGATGTTCAGCCATTACAAGACGATGCTCGGGCACATAGACTCGGATTTTTCTCCCATTCCCTCTGGCCATTGGATGACAGGGACGATAAACCAATGCATAACCAAACTTATCATAAGTCTTACCGCCCTCCTAATTGGGGTGTTTCTCTCCACCCCTCGGTCCGCGCCTCTGGGATTGAATCCCAAATCTCTTGCAGGCCTTGGAGACGAGTTTGGAACTTACTCCGAGTTTTTGGCCAACAACTTCATGAGTTAGGCCATCAATCTCGACCCATTGCCTCATCTGGTCAACAGGCTAGTCATAACCAGCCTGATTTTTCCCTTTCCCCCGTCCTGACCCATCGACTTTCGGCTTCCATTCCATCTGTTATTACCTCCAATAGAGGTGTAATGCAAATCGAATACCTCCGCAACGATTTTGTTTGGGATTTTGAGGTTGAAGTATATCATAATTATTTTATTGGACCTATTTTGAACCATAATTCTGGAAAATCGGAAAGCACATCATTCACTATGGCTTGCCATATTACTGGAATTTACCCTGATTGGTGGCAGGGGCTAAAATTCAGCGAATCATTTATTTATGGTGTTATTTCTGTTTCAACCGAACAGATGCGTAAATCGGCCCAGGTAAAGTTGATGGGTGAACCTCATGAACTTGGGACTGGATACATTCCCAAGGAACTGATTATAGACTATGCGTGGCGAGCAGGAACTAATGGGTGTTTGGATTGGGTTCTGGTAAAACACGCTTCTGGTGGAGTGTGCCGTATTGAATTCATGGTCTGTGAGCAGGGGCCTTCTAAGTTTCAGGGATTTGCCTGGAAGGTGGCGTGGTTTGATGAAAAACCAAGCCTGCCCGTTTTTACTGAAGTTCAGATGCGTCTAATTGATAATAAGGGTTATATTCTGCTTAGCTATTTCCCAAGTGATGATGATGATGGGTTGTTGGATATGTTGGATAAGATGGACCCTGAATATTGTAGTCATTACGAATTCCATATGGAAGATAACACTACAATTGATCCGGCTGAAATTGCCATGCACAAAGCAACGATGCCTCTTTGGATGCAAGAAAGCCGATTGTATGGCCGTAGCGGGAATGGAGAGGGTCGAATCTTCACTTTTAGCCGGGATGATTATACGGTTGATCCATTTGAGATAGAAATGATGGCTCCCCGAGTTGCTGGCATGGATGTAGGGATGGCCCATGGAACGGCTGCGGTTGCATTGGCTCTTGAATATCTTTCGGAGGATGAGCCTCCTACTATTTACGTCTATAGAGAATATCTACGGACAGGGAATCTACCAGGGGCTCACGCTATTGCTCTCAGGGCATGGGGAGATATCGAATTTTTCATTGATCCACATAGCAACCAGCGATCATTCTCTGATGGTCAGAGATTATTTGATATGTATCGCGAGGAAGGAATAAATGTAACCAAAGCGAATGCAAAGCCTGGGTCTGTTTTGGATAGTATTAATATGATTAATCAAGCGTTAGCAGAAAAAAGATTATATATATTCTCATCTTGTAGGGAACTTTTAAAACAAATGGGTATGTATAGGATGGTTAAAAGCAAAACTGGCAAGGTCACGGTGACAGAGAAGAATGATGATCTTGTAGATTGTCTTCGTTATGCCATGATGCACCTTGACCAAGCCAAAAGCCCTGGGACAGCTAAAATCAAACCAATGCCTAGAGTTGCTGAATGGAAACCCATAAATAGTCGCTTAGGGCTATAGTCCCCCTTGACCAATAATTTTTTATTATCTATTCTAATATACGGAGTATAAAAGTGGCTGACGGTCTTAGTATGATGCAAGATCCTAGTTCGCCTCCTTCGATTGTGGAAGGATATGGCGGTTCCAGCGGAGATCCCAGTGATTTGGCTGGTAAAGTCATGCATGATTTCCAATCCTCATCGTCAGCCCGTTTATTCCAGGAAGAACAGGTATTCCTCCGCGCTCTTTTTAATAGCAGAAGTTATTATTTGGTGGATGGGGATATTCAGTCAACCACATCTCAGGCGGCTGTAAATAGCACCCGACCCAAACTTCAGACTGCTGTTGCCCTATTGATGCCCATTGTCTGTCCTCCTGGCCAAGATCCATTCACTATCGATCCAGATCCCGAGTCTATGGACCCTCGCGCTGCATGGGAACTGTTGCAAAAGGGTATGCCACCTGACCAGATTAAGGACAATCTCTATCAGGCTGCTGGCAAGAAATCAGATAAGTTGACTGCGAAGATCAAGAAAGGTGATAACTTCACCCGACAAACTGACAAGTTGCTACTATTTTTGTGGGATTTAGTAGTTTTCGGAACTGGGATCATGATGGGGCCTTTGGCTGTTCAGAACCCTGAAATTTCCGAGGGGCCTGCCGAGGATGAGGAACAGGATAGTGCATCTTGGAGTCCGACTCCAAAATCTCCTTTTGACAAGAAGGCCCTAAGGAAGATGATCGATATGGGTCTGTTTGATGAATATCTGCCCCAGATGGAGCGTATTTGTCCTTTGGATTTTTATCCTGATCCCGGGGCCAGCACTATTGAAATGGCTCGGTTCTGCGTTTGGCGTATGCAATTGGGGAAAGGTCAGGTCATGGGGATGCTGGAAGACCCGACCTTTGATAAGAAGGTTCTCCAGAAGATTCTTGAAGATCATCCCAACGGTCTATGGGCTCCGACTTATTGGGAGACTTCAATCAACGCCCTAAATAAGCAGCCTGCTCAGACTATTCCAAATGGTCGGTTTGTCTGCTACCAGTGGTGGGGCTATCTTACTGGTAAGGATTTGGCTGATAATGGTGTTGAGGGTATTTCCAAAAAGCAGATGAGTGAGCGGGTCGTAGCCCAGATTTGGGTTATGGGAAATAAGGTCATCAAGATCGCCATTTCTGAGCTTCACAATGAACGACTTCCATTCTATTGTGTCCCTTATTCCGTTGCCACCAACTCTATTTGGGGCGTTGGCGTTGCGGAGATGATGTTTGATCAGCATGATGGTATCCAGGGTTGTGAACGTGCTTTGATGGATGCTATGGCAATGTCTCTAGCTCCCCAGATGACCGTGGATGTTGATCAGTTAGCTGATCCTCTGACTATCCTAGAAATCAGGCCCAGAAAGATTTGGGGCATCCGTGGGAAGGTTGGCATTACCCAGAAACCTATCGAATTCTTTCTCCCGACTTATAATTTTGCGGCTATGCTTCAAGTCCAGCAGAATGAGGAACGGCTAGCTGATGAACAAACTGGGTTACCTCGCTTCCTGAATGGTTCTCAGGATGGTGCTCACAATAGGACCTTGGGTGGGGCTAATCTACAGTGGAATAACTCCCTAACTACCCTTAAGACTGCTGTTTATAATATTGAAACGAATTATATTGTTCCTTGCACACAGAGTAAGATTCGATTCTTCCAGACGTTTTCTAAAGACCCGGCCATTCAGGGGGCATATCGAGTTACGGCCCATGGTGTTAAGGGTCTATTGGCTAGGGAATCTCTGACTGAAGCCATGCAGTTGTTACTTCAGAACCTTGGGAATCTTCCTGATCAGGCTGACCGTATCAAAATGTCTAATTTCTTCAATAGTTATCTCCGTTATTCTGGTTTGGTTAATGAAGATTTGGTCTATACCGATTCTGAATATGCTGAGATTCAGCAGAAGAAGATGGAACAGGAACAGAAGAATCAGGCTTACCAGTCTGGCATCCAGGCTAGTGTTCAAGCCCAACCGA